TTTCACTAATTCGTTCGTTCATAGTCCCATCCTTTTATTACTTGCTTGGTCTTGAGTAGTGCGGGCACATGACTGTGCCACTGTGCTGTATAGCGAGTCTCAATGGGCTCCAGCGAGAATATCCATATTGTTGATTTCAAAGTTGTCTCCTATACTACATTATATAGTAAAGTGTGGTATAGGTCAAATATATTTTGCTCATTATACATTTCCCAATCCAACTCTACTATAACCCAATTCTGATTTAAGTTCTCGACCAATACTTTTAGTCTTGTGTCGCCAGTTGATACCCCAGGTAGTTATGAACTCGATAGCATCCGTATCTAGATTACATTCGACATAGCCCATATTACCCCAACGGCGATTTACTGGATCTTCCAAGCACCACGCTTCTAACTCGCCTCGTTGTTCGCCACCATAATGACTCATTTCAAAACAATATTTGAACTTGTTCTTGGGGTGTGGCGGAGGCATCTGGCGAATAGTAGTCCGGGGCAAGGACTTGTTCATTCTTCAACTCCAAAAACAAACTTGATACGATTGGCAACTACCTTGCCATCATATCTTGTGTCGTTGGCAATATCTAAACATTCTGTAATGATTAGTTCGGCAAACCGTTCCATCAACTGGGGATACATTCCGACTTGTTCTGCTGTATATCCTGTTGGCAATTTCAAAAATTCTTGTCTGGCCTGTTGAGCAAATTGTTTAATCTTTTCGTTCATTTCTTTTCCTTACAGTTATCAAAGTGATATCTTTTCATTCCGCTAACTCCGCCTTGTTTGGCACAGTGAGGACAAATCAGCACGGGTTGTGGCGTTCCTTTTAAGGAAGTAGAAACACCCAATCTGCCTGACGGCAAACCTTTCCTACGCTTATTGGATTCTGCTATATGAGGAGCAGGACCAGTTGCCTTGCCCTTGTTCCAAGGTGTAATACCTTTCTTATGTATGGCATTAGACCTACTGGTGCTGGGCATTTTAACTCCAGCAGGAGCACCATCTAATCCATTCTCTGGAATCATGTTGGCCCATATTTTCTTACCACGGGAATCTACAGCATCTACTATGTCGTGGAACTCACTAAAGAATGTAGCAAACTCTACCAACTGATCCATGTTGGTAAATTCTTCACACCAAACAGTTGTGATATCTTCGCTGTGTTCTTTTAAGTGTCGCAACCAATACTTACCAGAACCTAAATAGGCCTGTGGGTCTTTGGTAGTCTTGCCAAAGTATCGTAATCCGGTGGTATTGTGTTGCTTGATGTAAAGCCAGGTTGGCTTAAATTCCGGTGATGGGATATTACTATAAATATTCATGCTGATAGTTCCTAATAAACTGTTAGAGTCAGTGGATGTTGGTAGCATCGCGACTGGCACTTTTATTTATACAGAACAAACAACATTGCTAACATAGGGACGAACGGCTCCGTTGCAAAATAACCGACCCATCTGCTCCACTTGACTAGCTTTGTATATATTAGTTCCACCAAAGTTGAGAAATGCTCCAGGAGTGGTAGCACTAGGAATGTCCGTAGGACCTGATATAATGAGAACTTCATGACCTGCCTTTCGTAGTAATGCTGGTACATGGGTCTTCCATTGACCCGTGTACCTTGTGTCTACTGATTCTAGATCAACGAGAAAAACTGTCATTGCGCTGACGATAGTTGTTGTTGCCGCCACGATTAAACTCGCCACGTTGTTGCCATTCTCCACGAGGTTTACGTGGTCGTGTGCTATGGTAATAGTTATTCCAAATTTGACTATCTCTGTTGTAGAGATTAGCCTCATTAAAATCACACATCTCAAAGCGACAGAAGTCTTTAAACTTTTCTAGATCGTCAAAGATCTTAACAATGTCAGGACGATTTTCAAAATAGTTAACGTCGCGATAATTCTTAGCCATTTTAGCTTTTCCTATTAATACTTAATAAATGAACCATTTTCTCCGTCTTCGGAGACCTCAATCCAAACCTCACGGTTGGGATACTTCTTGCTAATGACATCATATAAATCACCTGACATCATTTCACAACTTTTGTAGTCTAACGCTAGTATACTATCTTTGTACAAATTTAGCAACCATCGTTTGAACTGAATAAACTCAATATCGCGATCATCGTGTGTTACACTAATCCACACTTTAAAGTGGAAGATATGACGATGTGGATAGCCTAAGAAACTAACATCATATTCGTCACCTGTTGCTAGGTCAGGATCCGTTAGTGCGGCTGGATATTTGTGCATACCTTCTTTCTGAAAGGTAACCCAAATCATTTTGTTAGGACGGACGTCTTGCCGAATAATCATTTCTTTTCTTCTTCCTGTGGAACTATGTGTTTAAATAATTCCCAGAGTTTCCAATCAATGCCTTCGAGCAATTGATTTTGTCTAGTTACTGCATCTATTAGTTGTTGAGCTTGAGTTTCGTTCATTTGATAATCTCATCGTTGTTATAATTGCGCCATGGGGTAAAGTACTTTCGCTGAGTTATGGCACCCATTGGCACTGACCACACCCCAGGATTCGTTGCATTAAAATCTTTGTCATCAATTTTAAGCATTGTATTATAATTCCATAATTTTAAATAAGGAATTGGAACTCTTATCTGTGGAATAAAGTTGTTATGCTCATTTAATCCACCGTCATTAAATTCTTCTACAGCACTGATTGGAATATCTAAACTGCATAGATAACCTTTGTCAAGAAAGAACAAGATCATACCTTCCCAACGTCCCCAATCACTTGGATCGTTAGATTTTGGATTAAAGCTATGATTAGCACCAAAAAAGATATGTGTACATCCATTTAACTTTGATGCAATTTCATCTACAGGTTGAACTCCGGTGACAAACAATGTGTTCATACCGTATGCAGGAGTATGTTCTACTTCCTTACCAATAAAGTAAATTACATCTTCTGCAACACCATCTGAATAATCACGCTTCATTTTTATTTTGCTCGTATTGTTTAAAAAGTCTAGTCACGGGTTCCATTCGTTCTTGGAATACATCTGGTGCCTGAAGTGCGGTACGCTGCATATCCCAATGACTAGGATAGTGACGCAGGCACCAACGAGCTTGATCTTTAATAGATTTAGGAACTCGAGGAGTAGTAAGAATTTCTTTTAGAAATTTTTCAGTCTGCACCACTGCACGGAATCGTTCGTCAGGCATTGTCATTTTATAACTCTTTTCATGAAAGTTTTCACGTGTTATATTACTCAAATAAATCCATAAAGTTATTTTCTTTAGGTTCTTCGTTCTTAACAATCTTTAAATCGGAAAAGTCTACCATAGGAATACCAAATTCTTCAGCTTTAGTGTGCGCATTAACTGTTTTCTTTCCAGTTGCACCACGGGTACCAATGATAGTCATCCAAAATTTACTGTAATACTCAATGATAGCATTTGCATCATCTCTATTATCACAAGCAAATATTGCTTCCACTATGTCCTTATAATACACTCTATCGAAGCGTTCGTCAACTAACATTGCAGGCAATTTGCCCGAATCATATTGACGATTGGCTTCTTGTACTGCATTCAAATGCATCCAAACATTATGACCCATCATTAGTGCATAGCTAAATGAATCCCACGACGTGGCGCCTTCCTTACCATTCTTATTTAGGTCACCTGGGGCATAGATGCAAATTTCCTTCATTTGAATTTGATCGATGATAGGGCTTGATTCAAACTTCTCAAATATTTTATCTTGCAATACAGCATCTTTGAACAGGCGTGAGTCAGTAGCATACTTCTTATCATCCGCACTGGCCTGCATACGATAAACCCACTTAGTACGGTCTTCAGTTTCTGTGTTGATATAGATCTGCCCATTAGCAGTTGCTAAGAACGGACTAGCACAGTCAAAGGATATTGTAAAGTCTGGATTGTGATACTTGCGTACAGCACGTTGAATGTCTGTTAATAACACTGCCCATTCTAACTTACTAGTACCCAAGAAGTGCATCCAGTCATGTTGACCCTGTTCAAGTAATCCATCAAAACGTAGTGCCACTAGGCGTTTGAGTACAAGGTGAATATCACACATGTTCTGTCCACCCATGCCCCAACCATTAAATGCCTTGTCGCCATATACTTTAGTATCGCAAAAGTCTTTAACTTGTTGATACCAATCATCTGCTTGTTCGTGGGTTTCACCTTGTAAAACATTTAAGAACTTGCAGTTGCCATTACGATGTTTAATAAAGTATTCGTTATTAAAGCGTGTAGCATTAACTGCCTGTTGATATGATTCAATACCAGTTGCTTTACGACCTGCAGGACTACGTTCAACCCATGCTGGAATATCAAGTACCATGCCATAGTCCATAAGCGTGTCCATCCAAGTTAATACTTGTTCACGCTTTTTTTGTGCGGCATCTAGTCGGGCTTGGTAAAGTTTAGGATGATCAATCTTAGTGTACTTAGGATTACCATTCTTATCAGTCTTAGGATGCCCAGTGGGATGTACTTGTGGTACTAGCTCAACACCCTTAGCATTAACTTCTGCCCACATGGCTGCAACTTCTAAACCATTAGGATCACGCCACTCGCCCTCCCATACACCCTTACCAATCTGGAATCCACCTGAGTCACCTAGTACCCAAGACGTACTGCGATCTCTATTACGAAACATATCTTCAGTTTCATCTGGCTTGGTAAGATCTAAGTTGGCATGACCTGCAGAGTATAGGCAATGATTAAAGTAGAATGCACCCTTATCTGGATTTAGATAGTTG